CATTTAGAGGTTTTATGATTTCCTCATATTTTTTTCCATAGGTTTTAATAAAGTCTTCCGATTTTATTTCAAAAGGTTTTCTGGTTTGTATTCTATTAAAATAATCTTGTGCTTCATCTTGGGCATCAATAATTCTATGAATATATTCATATATTTCATTGTAAAAATCCTCAATAAGTTCGCTATCTGTACGTCCGTGTCTGTTGTCAATATGTGTTGTTCCGTTCTGCCATACATTGAATAATTCTGTACTCTGGATGCTGTTGAAATAATCATCCCACGATTTTTTCAGAATATCATTAAAAGACGATACACCTCTTGATAAACCGCTATAATCGTTGTTTGTTCTTCTTTCTTCTTCATCAACCTTGAGTTTGCTTAACTTTCTTCTATATCCCTTTTGAGCATCAATAAGTTTGTTCAACTCCTTGTTTTCTTCATCTGTAAGTTTACCAACGTTTTGTAGTTTTGAGTAATAAGCATTTATCTCATCATCTTGTATCTTGATAGTGCTTTCAAGTACATCAATTTCTGTCATATTGGTAATACCACTCCAGACTTTCAACGCTGACATTCTCATTTGTGCCGACTTGATGGATTTCTTGAAACGTTCAAGTGCGTTTTGCAATTCCTCTTCTTCATCAGAAAGTTTTTTAGTTGTATCTGTTGCATCTCCAGTTCCTTTGTTTCGTATTTTTTCGCTCTTTGTTGATTCATTTATGCTGTTTGTTTGTTCATCTACAGCATCAGCCGCAACTGAAAAATATTTTGATAAATCTTCCTCTTTATTGGCAAACAATCTACCTATTCTCCATATTCTTTGGGTTTCCTTATCCAAAAGGTTTTCATCAAATACACCATTTTTGCTTGTTATATTACCCCACTCGTCATATGTGTAATCAACGTCATTTCTTGTTTTGCTGATGTCTTCATACGCTTTTTTCATATCATTTAAAAACGTAACACCAGATTCTTGGATTTGCTTCTTGATATACTCAATATCCTCTTTGGTCAAAAATTGGTCATATTTTTCAATTGTAGTCTTTATACCAGTTTCAGCATAATGCATTTCAGCATCGACTCCTTGCTCACGCAGTTTAGCCAATTTTTCTGTTGCATCTTTAAGTTTCTTTTCGTCATCTTCAGTCCATTTTTTTGGGTCGCTTTCCTTTTTGTTCTTCAATTCGGCAATTGTTCTCCTTTGTATTGCAATCGCCCATTTATTGGTAGCCTTTATTGTACCCAAATCATCCAATGCATTATACAATTCAGTTGCACCACTAATTGCCGCTTTGAGGTTGGAAAAGAAATTACTCCAGTTTCCATTGTTCAAAGTGGTAACGAAAACGTCATAAGCACCCTTGGCTTTCTCCAAAGCAATACCCCAATTGTCAACATTTGTTTCAGATGACATAAAGGCATCAGACAACACCTTTGCTGCTGTTGTACCTATTGCCAATGCTCCAGAAAACTTACCCAATATACCAATGCCACCCGTAAGTCCCTTTGAGAAATCACCAACAGAACGAGCCATTTCTTGATAATGTTTATTTGCAATTGCCCTTTCCCTTGCTGCTTTTCTTTCCTCTGCTACGAGTTTACGAACATCAGTGCCAGTTTGCTTAACCTTGCTGTCATATTCATTAACTTGCTTTGCGCTCTTTTTAATCGCATCATCGTGCTGACTGGTATCAAGGGTTAACCTCGCCTTATAATCCATTTTGCTCTGTTATTTTAATTCTATGTTATTTTTATTATTGAAAAAACCTACAACTTCGACTTCCTTAACCTTGTCATTGATAATCATTTCCTCAAAGGATTTTGCCATATTCCTTGCCTTGCTTATTTCCTCATTTGTTGGTGTTTCGTGTTTAACATTTACTGGTTTCTCCCAAGCAAACTCCATTATATCCTTTGCTTTCAGTTTCTTCTTTGAGTTGACTTGTGCTGTTATGTATATCTGTTGTCTGCACATTTCCCATTGGTTTCTGTCAGCATAAGGAATTAGGTCGATAAGGGTATTCACCTCCCAATCTTCCAACTGGTTCATAAAGTATTCAACGCTTATCAACTTAAACTCGATGCACAATATCTTGAATAGTTCGTGTACAACCTTTTTTGTTACTTGCTTTTCTTGCTTGCTTTTTTTTTGCTTGTTTCTTCCTTTTCAGATATATTGTTGTTCTTTGCCATCATTGATACAATGTAATCAGTAAACTCGTTGAGTTTTTCTGGTTGTTCATCCAAAGCGTCAACAAAAGAATCGAAATCAATTACAGCATCTTTGTTTGCTGCCATAATGCAAGAATAGAACAAAACAAGCATAGAATTAAGTCCCTTTGGTTGGAAACTTTCATTTGCTATGTTTTCGTAAATAAGTAATGCTCTGAAACCATACTTTACCCCATAGGTTTTCTCGTCTATTTTAATTTCCATTGTTATAAAACGTTTAATTGTATTATTTATATAAATACCGCAACACCCACAAAGTATAATAAAAAAAATTAGGGAAATCAGAAAATCTGACTTCCCCTCTCAATAAAATTAAAGATTATTTATAACAAGGATAATTAATTGTTATCCGATTGCTGATACCTTAACCAATGAACCTACACCAGTAAATGTTGCAGAATAAGATGCTTCCTCACCATCTGGAGCGTTCAATTGGAGTGAGGTTATAATAACCTTGCCCTTGTAAAGCAAAGAACCAGTGTTTGCTTCCCAATAGTCAGCATCAATGTTGCCCTTGCCTTGCTTCAAGCCATCACCGCTTGTAGAACCGCTATATGTAGCACCAGTTTCAACTTTAAGACCGAAATAGACGGTGACTTCATCGCGTGATGTCATATGAGTGAACAAATCGTTAAACTCACTATCGCTGCCATCAGCATCCAATGGGAATACGTTTTCACTGGTGATTTCCCAAGTGATACGATTTACCATACTTGAACCATAGATTCCGTGGTCTTTTGTAGATATATCACTGGTCTCGCCATTGATGCTCAAAGTGTGGTTAGTTGCAAAAGCAAATGAATGTCCGTTATCATCGAAAAGCATCAACTTTTTACCAGCCACGGTTGTTTGAATATTACTTGCTGCCATTTTATTTTTAATATATTAAAAATGTTATTTTTTATTTTATGTGAAAATCAAATGTAAGTGTCTGAATATAAGCGTCATCTTGATATGCTTCCACTACGTTTGATAGTCTAATTTGTGAAATGAACAATTCTTCGGTTTTATATGTCGAACAATCCAGTAGGTTTCTGACTTCGTTTGCTATAATGCATCCGTCAAGATATGTTGCAGTTACGCAATTTATTTCAACCTTAACGATGTCCTTTATGATACCATCCTTTGAGAAACTTGTATCAATGCTCGACCTTGTGAATACAATGAATGGGTATTTGGTACCAGATTCAACCACGATTGGGAAAATCTTATTTCCTACATAACCGCTTATTGCTTCGCTTTCCGACAGAATCTTATATATGTGTTTACCTAATAGTAATGAATTGGTTGTTGCCATCAGAACTTCTTATCGTTTATCTCTTTTATTTTCTTCTCCAGCATTTCATCCATCGCGTTTAATACCTCGTTCTTTGTTGTCTGTATGGCACTCTTAAAGAAATATTTCGTACCAAGTTTTTCGGCATTTATCCTACCACAGAACACCTTTTTTCCAGTACGTGGGTCTTTGCGGTATCTATCATCAGTACCTAATTCAAAGAATCGTGTTCTGAAAGTACCGCTATACTTTTCGCGTGTACCCATAATGTGTACCTTACCCTCGTTTGGTGTTGTACCATTTTTCTTGAATACAGATGTCCTTACCGCATCAACCAACGTGTCCTTGTATTTGGTTGCGTTCCTTACCCTTGATGCTGGTAGTCTGCTTTTAAGATTTATCTTGGTCTGCTTTGCAATTATGCTTGCACCTTTTCCTACTGCTGCCTTTGCAACCTTATCCATTTCCTTTAGGCTGAATGTTCTAAACATTTCGTATATTTCAGCCGCATCACAAGCCAATCCGTTTGTTTCTGAATAGTAGGTTGCCATAATTTCGCTTAATCGTTAATTTGCTCTGTAGTTATCATCTTATACTGGTAATCTCGATTATCCTCGATTTCCAATATTCTGTATCGCTTTCCTTGATATTCTACAATATCATATCCTATGCAGTTTACATATCTATGGATTTGGAATTGCTTGTTATATAGATAGGCAATATCACCATTTTCATTTGACCTACCACCGCCATTGTGCATTATTCTTGCTCTTGTGCAGATAACGCAATCGTCAACCTCAACCATCGAACCAGTTTCATCTTGTTCGTATTTGGTCTTGATAATCCTTATCGGTGTATTATATAATCCAGCACTACTCATTGCAACAACATTTATTTGAATTGTTATTATTTTTAAGGTTTTGCGGATTATAGTTTCTGTACAAGTCCAAAAGGTATTCAAATGCGTGAGGTATCTTGACAGCGTTTGAGTGTGTTATGGATTCCCTATCATCGTAGTAAGTGCCGCATAACAATAGTATCGCGTGTGCAAGTGCTGATGGAATATCTCCATTTTCATCTTCAAGATTTGAAAACTTATCATCAATTGCTCTTTCTACCGCTTCTTGACAAACCATTATCAAATGTGCAAGATACAAATCATCACCATTAAACCAAGCATCCAGATTTAAATGCCTTTTCAACAAATCTATATCAATATATAATTTCTGGTTGGTCATATTTTTTTCAAATCTTGTTTTTAATATATCCCCCTAAAAATTAGGGGGATTATTATTATTCAACTTCACCAATTGCAAATGCTTCTGGACGTACTACTGCACCATCAACGTAAGCATTGACAATAATCATAACTTGTCCGTTGATAAGGTTTGCAGAATCGCGTACAACGTCAATCTGTACGTTATCCCAAGTTGCGATAACCAAATTGCTCCAATCACCATATACGAACTTGCCAGATGGAACGTGTGCTGTGGTAAGTGCTTGTGTACCATCAATCTCATTGCCTTCCATTACAAGTTGTGTAGATTTGCTGGATTTTGCCATATTTCTCAAAGATGCCTTTGCACTTGGAGAAACGATATACTTGCAAGCGTCCAAATCAACACCATTTTCCTCAACACCTTCCTCAAGTACGGTGATACCACTGAAATCAGCAACAGCACCAGTGGTTACTGCGGTAAGTGAGAAAAGACCCGCTGGAGTATAAGCGTTGCCAGCACCATCACCCAAAAGGGTTGCTTCAAGTTTGTCGGCAAGTGCCTTTGAAATCTCATTTCTGATTGCATTTTCTACACCGATTGAATCTTGTGCAAGCAATTGCAAAGATACTGGGTAATAAGCAGTGATACGCTTTGGAGAAAGTACAACCTTTGCGATATTGCCACTACCATCAGCAGCAGCACCCAATTCTGTTTGGAAAGCACAAGATGCCTTGCCCATCAAAGGAATCTGGATGTTATTCTTGATACCACTGATAACTCTTGCACCAGCGTTAACCAATTGGTTCTTGGTGTAAAGCGATTCCCAAGGATTGTAAACGTCAGTAACAACTACGTCTTCACCCTCGTCAGTAACAGAATATGCACGATTTTCAACCTCGTTGAGATTAATCTTCTTGCCAGTTTCTGCGGCATTTCTTAATTCCGCAACTAAACTAAATCTTTTTTCCATTTTAGTAATATTACTTTTATTTCTTTTATTATTATCTTCTTTTTCCTCTGGCTTATCTTCTTCCTCTTGCTTTTCTTCTTCCTTTGGTTCTTCTGGTTTATCATCAGATTCCTCTTTTGGTTCTTCGTCAGCCTTTGGTTCATCATCAGCCTTTGGTTCTTCAATCTTTCTCAATTCTTCCACCTCTTTCTTGATTTGCTCAATCCTTTCCCTTTCTTCTTCATTCAATTCGCGGATTTCAGATTTCGCATTATCAAAAATTGCGTGTATCTCGTTTTTTAATTCATCTATTGTCATAATATGATAAATGTCATTTAATTAAATACTGATAAGAAAACAAACTAATTTTCAAACATTTTGTCAAGTTCCTTTAATTCCGCATCAAGTTTTTCCTCAATTGCTTTCGCTTCATCAAGTTTTCTTGTATATGCGCTTGTTGCTGCATATGCTGCATTATATACTGGACTTATGTCATATAATTGGTCTATCTTGTAAATGTCTCTGTAAAGCACACCATTTCTCTTTGTCCATTTTTCAGAACCCTCATCCTTGCTTATGGTGAACGCAAACGATGCTTCGAACAAATCACCTCTCTTGCACAACTCTACACATTCATCACCAGCATTGGTGTGTGGTGCTTCAAACTCATATCTGACACCAACCTCATCAACAGATAGTTTCAATGAGCCATTACCATATCTTGAACGAGCAAGCACCTTGTCATCATCGTGGTTTAATTTCGCTATAACGTCTGATTTCCTAATTGTTTCCTCTGTTATAGCACCCTTATGAATAACCTCAACGAATCCAAGGTCTCTGCTTTCGCTTTCAAAGACAACCGCATAACCATATATTGTGCGGTTGTCTTCTACGCTCTCTATTGAATTGAATCTATATTCCTTTTCCATAATAAGTGCGTTTGTTTTAATTATTATACATTCTGGACTCTCCATTCATATGGAATACCACTATTGCCATTTGGTATTGTTGCATTTTTATCCTTTACAAATGTACCAGTTGCTGCAACACCGCTTACCCAATTAAGTAAACACATACTCGCTGAAACATCAGTTGCCAACATCTTAATGTAATTCAAATTCGTACAATAACTGAACATACCATTATAACAACTGGTAGCCAACGTAGTTGCTGGTAGTTGTGGTGCTTGTGCTAATGATGTACAACCTTGGAACATAGATGTATAACAACTATCAGTCATTGTAGTTGCTGGTAATTGTGGTGCTGTAGTTAATGATGTACAACCTTGGAACATAGATGCATAACATTGTGTTGATAATGTTGTCGCTGGTAATACAAGGTTTTCAGCATTTACCACTTTTGTGTTCGTGTAAAACAAATATGAGAAAGCATAATTTTTTCCACTTAAACTTTTCTGGTTATTAAAATTATTTCCATATATTAATGACATTACATTACCCTCAACATCAAACGATGCTGTAGTTCCACTGAATGAGCCAGAACCAGCAATATATTCTGGTACCATCGAGCCTTGCCACATTACTTTATCACCGCTATGAACCTCAATTGTTGTGTCATTTGACGTTTGTTTAAACCAATTTACACCATTATCAATAGAATAGGATATTCTGTTTGTCTTTGACGTTGCGTGAAATTTAAAATATCCATCCTCTTTGGCTATAAATGTCAAATATTTCTTTGAATAATCTATATAATCTTCAACCGTCCATCCATTTGGTATGCCACTTGTACCGCTTGGCAATGATGTCATTGATTCAGCCTTTATAAACGTACCACTATTAGCAACACTTAAAACCCAATTGTCCAAACAACGTGACGCTGATATATCTGTTGCAAGCATCTTGATATAATTCAAACTTGAACAACCTCTGAACATATCACCATAGCAATAATTAACCAAAGTTGTTGCTGGTAATTCTGGTGCAGTAGTTAAACTTGAACAATTCATAAACATAAGACAATAACAATCGTTTGCCAAAGTGGTTGCTGGTAATACTGATGGTGCTGTAGTTAATGATGAACAATCTTCAAACATATTTGAATAACACCTTTGTGCTAATGTGGTTGCTGGTAATACTGATGGTGCTGTTGTTAAAGAGCAACCATTAAACATATCTTCATAACAAGATTCTACCAATGTGGTTGCTGGTAATACAAGATTTTCAGCACTTACAAGTTTTCCATTACCATTGAACATACCATTAAACTTTATCTCTCTTCCATTATAGTCCAATGATGTGTTTCCAGTGAAATCATCACCATAAATAAGAGACATTATGTTTCCTTGTACTTCAAATTGTGCTGAACCATCACCATTATTGAATAAGCAAGGTGTGGAATTGTGCCATTCTATATCTGGATTGTCATACAAAGTCCTTGCATCATATTTCAACATAATTGTATCACCACTATGTACATTAAAGGTTATTCTGGATGGGCCATCATCTTCTTCATAAGGTGCAACAGCCCACGTTTCTCCATTATCGGTTGAATATTCAATTTCACACCAACCCATTGCTTCTTTACCTTGGTCATAATAATCACAACCATATACATTTATATCACCATCTTCCTTTGCAACAATTGTGAAATAGTCTTGCGAATAGTCATAAGGTGCATTTTCAATATTCCATCCATTAGGAACACCACCAATACCTCTTGGAATATTTGTTTTGGCATACTTTTCAAATGTACCACTTGGTGCTACATTCCAAAGAAAATAATAGATATAATTCATATAATTACTTTCTGTTATACCAGTTCCAAGCATTTTAAGATAGTTAAGATTTCTGCAATTATGGAACATATTATTATAACAATTGTTTGCCAATGTAGGTGCTAATAATTCTGGTGCATTTATCAAAGATGTACAATCTTCGAACATACCTTGATAACAACCATTAGCCAACGTAGTTGCTGGTAATTGTGGAGCAGTTGTTAAAGCAGTACAACCTTGGAACATATTTTGATAGCACTGATTTACCATTGTTGTTGCTGACAATTGTGGTGCTCTTGTTAATGATGTACAACCTTGGAACATAGACCGATAACAACCATTAGCCAACGTAGTTGCTGGTAATTGAGGTGCTCTTGCTAACGCAGTACAACCTTGGAACATACCATAATAGCACTGATATACCATTGTTGTTGCTGGTAATTGAGGTGCTCTTGCTAACGCAGTACAACCTTGGAACATACCATTATAACAATCACCATTCAAATTTGTTGCTTGTAATCGTGGAACACTTACCAATGATGTACAATTAGCGAACATTTCTCTATAAGCACCATATGGTATTGATGTTGCTGGTAATGATGGTGCTGTGGTTAATGCAGTACAACCTTTGAACATAGATGCAAAAATACCATTACAATTACCCATACCAGTTATTTGTGCAAATGATGGTACTTTTGTTAAAGCAGTACAACCCTCAAACAACGAGCCAAAAGCAGTATTACAATATCCCATATTCACTTTAATACAAAGGTTTTCGGCACTTTGTAGTGTTGTAGCATTTTTGAATAAACCATAAAATAGATTGTCATAGTTATTAAAAGTATAATTGCTATCAAAGTCATCTCTTACCAAAGAACATATATTTCCTTGTACCTCAAACGTTGCAGTAGATGCACCAAAATTACCGATACCCAATGATTGAACACCTATTAATCCGTTGCCTTTCCACATTACACTATCACCGCTATTAACGTTGATTGAAACCACTTGTGCTGGTGTTGACCACGTTTTACCTTGGTTTGTTGAATATGATAATGTATGTGATGATGTTGCACCACTGAAATTAAATGTACCGCCACTTGTTGCAACTAATGTCAGATATTTCTTTGAATAATCAATTTGATATAATTCAATGTCTCCATCCGAACAATGAACAACGTTTGTTATCCAAGTCACTTCATCCCAAAAATCACCAGTTGTTATTGCGCTCCATTGTGCCTTTGTACCATCATAGTCAAATGATTCCATTGCCACACCCTTGAAAGCATCAGCAGTAATCGCTGTTACAGCAGACGATATTGTGAAAGTTGAAAATGCACAATCCTTGAACGATTCTCTACCGATTATCTGGACGCTTGGCATATATATGTCATCCAATGCTGAACAACCATCAAAGGCATTATCTCCAATTGATGTTGCGCTGACTGGAATTGAAACGTATTCCAAATCGGTACAACCACTGAAAGCATTTGCACCAATCGCTGTAATATCACTTGCATACTCCAATACACACTTTGATTCATAAGCGGTATTCGAAACCAGAGTACCCATTGCACTTGCATTGTATGGTTCTACAATTTCACCAGAATTGGAATTGTACCAAATCTGCTTTGTTGTCTGTTCAATTGGCTCTGTCTCATATTCCCACTCCAAAGTGCTGCCGCTATATATCTTGAGTATGTTCTGACCACGATAATATGCGGCTTTAACATTTTCGAAATTAATATTCATAATTTTAAGGTAATTCTTCTTCTATTAAATATAATGTTTTATTATCTGGTTCATCAAGTGCATCGTATTCGGCTTGGGTCATTGTCTCAACCTTTACCATATCGTCACCACCAGAAATTACCGATATGTATTCCTTAAACTCACCATCAATATTATTGGTAGCGAAATACACATTTTGCGAGTCCTTGACATAAACCAATACCTCTGATGTCAATCCGCTTGGGTAGTATGATTCATACTCCGCTTGTGTCTCAAATACTTGTAGATACTTCATTTAGTTATATTTATTTATTTCTTTTATTTTTATCCCTCTTAATCCAATAAGTATATGGGTTAAACTCACAAGCGGTTGTGCCACCGCTTGTGATGTTATTTAATTTAATCGTCAATATGTCTCGATATACGTCTGCCATTTCATTAAATATCGTTAAGGTTTTATTCTTGTGCCGTTTCTATCGTCCAATTAGTTGGAACACCATTGACACCAGTTACATTCCACGTTGCATTTGCATTCTTGACGAAAGTACCCTCTGTTGATACACTATTCACCCAATTGTTGGTCAGTGACCCACTTGGAGTTGTAGTGAACATAGCCTTTATGTAATTCAACCTTGTACAGCCACTGAACATATAATCATAACAATTATAAGTCAAATTAACCGCTAATAAATCTGGTGCGGTTCTCAATGATGAGCAACCTTTGAACATTTCACGATAACAACTGCTCGTCAATGTTGTTGCTGGTAATTGAGGTGCTTGTGCAAGACTTGAACAATTGCAGAACATACCTTTATAACAATTGGTTGCTAACCTTGTTGCTTGTAATTGTGGTGGAGTTACCAATGACGAACACCCAGAAAACATAGTTGTATAGCAACTATCAACAATTGTGGTTGCTATTAATGATGGTGCTTGTGTTAAGCCACTACAACCAGCGAACATAGAATTATAACATTGATATGCCAATGTTGTTGCTGGTAATTGAGGTGCAGTAGTCAAAGAGAAACAATTATTGAACATATTTTGATAACAATTATCTCTCATAGTAGTTGCTGGTAATGATGGCGCAGTAGTGGTTGCAGTACAACCTTGGAACAGATTGGTATAGCAATTATTAGACAAAGTTGTCGCTGGTAAAGCAATATTACCAATTTCCCTTGCTTGTGTTCTGCTTAATAAACCATCAAATGCATAAGGATAATCACTCAAATTTGTTTGCCCAGAAAAATTATCACCATAAAGCAGCGACATTACATTACCTTGGCAGTCAAATGTTGCTGGACCTTGCATCGTTGTTTGTGCAAAGCATCCAATACCCAAATGACCACTACCGCTTGTTTTTGGTGTCATACGTCCTTCAACTCCCTTCCATCTTACTACATCACCAGCCGTTACATTTAAGGTTATGGATGTTTCTGGTGTTGACCACTCTCCATCATTCTTGGAATAAGATAACGTGTTTGCTGTTGTACTGCCACTCCAATATAACCTCGAACCACTGACTACAATTGTTGTGAAATACTCACTTGAATAACCAGTTGGTGTTGGTGTTGGTGATTCCAATTCCCAAATAAGCGTATTTCCAGCATACAATCGTTGCAAATCAGTTGTTCCTACCTTTATATTCGCGTAATCCTTATATATTACTGCCATAATTAACTCTCCTTTTCGATGCAATAGATAGTGTTGTTATCGTATGATGGCAATGCTTCATATTGTGCTTGCGTACCAATCCATATTTGAGGTACAACAATGTTGCCACTACCTACTATTGATGAATTATTTATTGTCTTTAAATCAGATGCAACCAAATAACCGCTATCATTTGTCAAATCACTTGTATTAGTTGGAATATCACCACTGACACTTGCCAAATCCGCTTGTGTCGCATACAATGTATCTGCTGATGCCTTTGTCAAATAATTGCCAATTGGCTGATATATTGTGTCACCACTTGCCTTTGTTAAATAGCCGCTATCGTTGGTCAAATCTGAAACCTTTGTTGGAACAGATATTCCAGTTACACTGATTACATCGTTGGTAATGTCAATGTTATTACCAGCCACATATGTTCCACCACCACCGATACTGATATTTGTTGTATCACCAGTTATTGCTTGGTTGTTTATTGTTCTGAATAATGTCTTTGGCTGATAATCGGTATCTGCTGATGCCTTTGTGATATAGCCGCTATCGTTTGTTAGGTCAGATATGTTTGTTGGAATATCACCGCTAACGCTTGCCAAATCCGCTTGTGTTGCATATAACGTGTCAGCACTTGACTTTGTAAGGAAATTGCTGTCATTGGTCAAATCACTTGTCTTTGTTGGTACTGATATGACGATATTGGTGTTATCACCAGTTATTGCACTTCCGTTGATTGTTCTGAATTGGGTTTTCAGTTGGTATGTCTGTGATGCTGCACTCTCTGTGAGATAATCATCCAAACTACCGCTTAACGATTGCACTTGACCGCTTAATGTACCTACTTGACCGCTTATGGTGTTGACACTACCGCTAACGCTCTGTACTTGACCGCTTATTGTCTGTACGTCACCACTCACCAAATCAACCCTATGTTGAATTGCAGTATCATCGTATGTTTCACCAGTACCGATGGTAATATCACCATTACCAATAAGCGACATCTTGTTAATTGTTTTCAATGATGATGGCAAAAGATAACCAGCATCGTTGATAAGTACCGATACATTATCACCCTCTTGAACGAAAGGTGTATTCTTTAATGTTTCAACCTCACCACTGATGGTCTGTACTTGTCCGCTTATGGTGTTTACCTTGCCACTCAATGACTGAATATTCTGTGAATTGCCTACCACGTTGTTTCCAAGTGATTCCACTTGACCAGAAATGACTTGTATTTCACTTGTTATTGCTGTTGGCACTTCCTTTAAGTATGTCGATTCTGTAAACGCTGTTGTTGCATATGGTGTCAAATCATCTTGTGTTAGATAATCACCGCTTATGGTTTGCACTTGTCCGCTTATGGTCTGTATATCATTGGTAAAACCAGAAACATCTTCCAATTTGGCATATTCGTCAAAGTAATGTACATAACTTGTGATTCTCTCATTTGACTGCAAGATATACCATACACCCTTATCAATGAGTTGTGGGTCATATCCAGTGGATATGGTGCTTGCTTCAGTCATATATATGGCATATGCACCATTGCCAGTTCTTCTATATGTAAGATAGAATATTGCGTGCCAAGATGGATATGTGTATAGTTTGCCTATAACACGTTTACCAGCATCAGCAGCAGCATTGACTTCCTCTATTGTCTTGTCAGCAGTAAACTCGTTATTACTCTTTGTGAACGTAACAACGAAATCACCATCAACGATTGATTGTACATCAGCCGACAAAGATTGAATATCAGCCTTTATCTCTGTATCGTCATAAGCCACCTCAATATCGGAATTATCACCAGTTATTGCACTGCCATTGATTGTTCTGAATTGGGTGATTGGTTGATATGTTTCTGTTGCTGCACTTTCGGTGAGATAACCCATTTCTTCAAGTTCCTCTCTGGTAAGGTAATCACCACCAACAATTTCACGTACATCAGCCGACAATGATTCCAAACCATCAGATAAATCATCAACCTCATCAGCCATCAAATCAATTGCGGTTTTCAACTCACCGCTAACAGCATCTATCTTGCCATTAAGCGTATTGGCACTATTGACAAGATTCTGTATTTGGGTTGTGTGATTCTGAACAGCACCAGACAATAATTCCGCTTCTTCTTCCGAAAAGACACCAACTTGCATCAATTCGTCATTAAAATCCATTTGAATTAATTTCTTCATCTTCTATTACTCGTTTGTTATCAATATTAATTTATCTGTTGTACCGCCAGAATACTCTGATTGGCTTTGCTGATATATCTCTTGGAATTGTGCGAACATTGTATTGGTGTAGTTGTTAGATATGGTTGTTGCACTTGACACAGCATCGCCCAATAAATCCATCAAATCGCCTTGCTGATGAATATCTCCAGAAATGTTTCCCCATTTGACATCTGGATTAAAGATATAATCTGGGTCTGAATCTTCGAATATATAAATCTTATAGCAATCCATTTTTCTTTATTGTTTATTATCTTATTTTAGTTGCAAGTGCAGCCGCATCCACAGCCACCCTCATAGTTATCATCACCAAGATATAGGAAATATCTTGTAGTTATCACACCGACTTTGGTATAATTACCATCCTCGTAGGAATCATCACTGACACTAATCTTGTATTTCAATTTCAATATGCCATTTTTCAAGTTGGCAATATCAGCAGCGTTGATATGCAGTACATAATCCACAATATCTGACCTATCGTAAACGTGACCATCAGCCTCATTGGTTGTGTATGCAGTTATTTTGTATTCGTCAAATAACTGGTAGTTGATAAGTTCGTCATTATTGTCCAATATCTGAATTAAAAACTCAACGTCTTGATTTTTAAATAACCTCTTTATCATCTTCTTTATTCTCATTTATTTCATTATTTTGATTTATAGTGTTCTGTTGCGTGTCAGTGTATGGGATAATAAACTTATCAAGTCCCTCAACTTTCTTCAAGCCTAATTCCTCACGCACCTCTTCTCTGGACATAATACCCTTATCAACCATAATACCATAATAGTTGGCTTGGTTTATCTTGTCGCATCTTAACATTGAGTTTTCTTCGATGTTGATATACAAGTCATCTTCTGGAAATAACTTTCTATCCAATTCCCTCTCCAACATTACAATATAAGGTTGAATACAATCAGTAAGGAACAATTGCTGAACACTCTCAAATGTGCTGAACGATGAACCATTGATACCAACCAGTACACTTGGTACACCAAAGAATCGGCATATATCCTCCACACTGAAAGTACGGCTCTCGTTAATCTGTGTATCGGCTGCATTTGATGAAAGTGCTTGGAATTGCAAGCCACCGCCCAATACAGCAATACCAGATGCTCCGTTACCATAGGTTGAATCCCAATTCTCCTTTATTTGTTGCTGTTGCACTTGTGAAAGGTTTCCTTGGTAAGTAATAATACCAGAAAGCAAACCATTGTTCTTGTAATATGATGCTGCCGTATTCTCGATATTGTTTGCAACAGCAATTGAGCGTGATGCGTAATTCAATATTGAAATGCCGTTGACACCATCGAAAGAGTACAACTTGAAATGACACATATCTTCTGCTGGTATATCATTTCCGTGGCGAATATAACTACAATTATATACCGCCTTGCCAATTTCCTTTTTGTAGTTAACCCTTACATCTGATGCTTGTAAATAACGTAAATTGGTAGGAATACCATTACTACGCTCAATGTACAGATAGCCATTACCATTTAATAGAACGTTGGTAATCAATTGTTTAATCATATCGTATTTCGACATAACGTTGCCAGACTTATCGCGGAAAACCAAAGAAATTGGATGGTTAAACAATACTTCGTGTTCCTTATTCTGGACTTTGATTGGCATTGATGCGATTGTCTGTGAGATTAAGGCTACGCAACGGAAAGTTATGGCAACGTTCAGCGCAGTAAAGTTATTACCAAGACCACCGAACATTAAATTACCAGAACCATAGCAGTTGCAAGAGCAATCCCTTTGTTCTACATCTACCTTTTTTCTTGAAAATAATTTTCTTAAATCCATTTTATTAACATTTTAATAAATACCGATGGCAAAACGAATTATGTGAGTTTTATGAAAGTATTTTGAGGCACATCATCCTCAAGCATTCCACCCAAACACATTATGATAGTGATACATCCGTCAATCTTCTGGTTAGGGTCATCACCCTTGACTGGTTTGACATTTTCATTAAAATCGTACTTCAATTCGCAATTTGAGAAACACCATCTTGTTATTATATTGTTGTCAATAACAACATTATTCTGGAGTATTAATCTTTCTAACTCTTTGGTCGGTTTGTTGAAATTGCCCAAAGATTGAGAATATGGCTGTAAAGGCATTCCCAATTCAGTTAATTTGATGGCAAAACTTGTTGCATTCCAAGCATCGTAACTAATCTTCTGGATAAGCAAAACGTTGTTAATCTCCATTATCTTATTACAGATATAGTCATAATCGGTTGCGTTTCCGTTTGTTTGGATAAGTTTACCCTCTCTTACCCATTTCTTGTAATTCATTCTATTTGGTGATTCTTCAATCGTTTTTGCTGGTAAAAAATACCAAGTCTTGAAATACATTTTTCCATCATATGGTATCATCACCGACAATGCTGATAGGTCAGAAACAGATGCCAAGTCAAATGACATATAGCAACTCATACCTTTGAACTTTTCAATGTCAATGTCCTCTGTGCAGTCCAGTATCTGTCTATCTGATAACCAACGAGTATTGGTTGTGAGCCACATATTAAAGTTTTTGGTCATTATGTTTGAATAACTTGACGGGTTATTCTTTGCTTGAACCACCATTTCCCTTAAATAATCAATCTGGCACGCTTCTCCCAAAGATGGGTTAGCCTTAATCCAACAACCCTCATCTTCAAGTGGGTTATCCCCATCATCAAGCGTGTAAATGAAAGCCAGCGTAGTATCGTCTTGCTTTACATTGCTCAATATCTCAATATTTGTTTTACGCATTTCATAACAAGGCACAGCAAGCGATAAACCAGCAGTGGTAATCACAATTGCAAGTGGTTTTTCGCGGAAACCTTGACCAGTTTTCAATACGTCATATGTGGCACTTGTTCTTGCAGCGTGATACTCATCCACCAGCATACAACTTGGCGAATATCCGTCCAATTTGTTATGTTCTGACGATAAAACTTGTAGGAATCCGTTATTTGCTGGAAACTTTATCTTATCCCTTGTTTGTTTAAACAATAAACCTTTTGGGTCAACGCTCTCGATATATTTGCTACACATTTCATACGAAATAGACGCTTGCTTAAATGAGTTTGCGCACAGCAATGATTGAGGTGATGCTTCACCATCAGCGATTAACATATAAAGGCATAGTAACGCTGCCAATGATGATTTTCCGTTCTTTCGCGCTATTTCGATATATACATTTCTGCATACCCTTTTATTTGTTCCTTTCCAGTAAAATCCAAAGATATTGTAAACAATTTGCTTCTCCCAATCCAAGAGGATGAACGGCTTATTTGCATAAGCACCAGCAAAGTGCTTCAACTTGCTCGCAAATATAATTGGCTTGTCTGCCATTTTTGGGATGAACTCCATATCATCACGTTCCATCCAGTTCAAATAACGTTGACAAGCCAATTTTACATATTCACACGCTAAAATGTTGCCGTTCAGTACATTATGTGCATATTCTGTGTATTTTTTATCAATTTCATTCTTCATTTCCTAATAGATTTGCTAACAATTCGCCAGTATCATTATTGTCAAGAGTTTTCAACATTCCATTCGCCTTTGGTGTCACACCTAATTCTTTAAGAATCTGTAGGATGCTCGTTTCCAGACGTAGGCTCGTTTCAAGCAATGGATTTTTGCTATATATACCCTTTGCACCAATAATCATAAGTCCATCTTCCTTAACTTTTGCATCAATCTCATTTTTCAATTCAAGGTTTTGTTGGAGTAGTCCTATTGTTAATTCCCATTCTGGACTGACTGACCCATACTTTTTTACCAAAAACTGGCGTATTTGCTCTATGCTCTCATTAATACTCTCCGCAGTCATAGTAGATTTGTTCATTTTCTTCTTCATTCTTTAATTCTTTTAAACCCTTATTTACGATTCTTTTATAATATTTCTTCTTAATATCTCTGATAATCTTGAAAGCATTAAGCATATCATCATAAGTGTCATAAGTCTGGCTGAAAGTGTTTCCCAATAGGTTGGTCTTAAGGATAAACTTGTTCTTATCGCTTATATAGTAGGATGGTTCATCATTGACACTGCTGTGCAATATGTTCAATCGTCTGTTCGTAACCCTCAAATTGACTGCTCTACAATCCATTCTGTTCCTCGATATATGGTCGCACTCATATCCCTCTGTTAATTCGCCACAGATGTCTGGAAATGCCAATACAACCAACTTGTGTACGTACAGACTATGATAGTCATTCTTTGTCTTTGCAAGCAATACCTTTGCATATCCTTTGCCATTATCTCTATAACGCAATATTCTACCAGTCTTAATGTTCCTAATGCGTCCCAAATCAGATACCTCATATCTTGGGTAATCCTTAATTTTTCTCCATTCTTCTTTTACTTCTTTCTTCATAAATCCTCGTTATTTATTTTTTTTAAATTATTGTAATATTCTGTGTATTTTTCCCTGACATACTTTTTGGCAATCTCAAACTTTTTTCTGTCACCATTTTTTATATCCAACATTTGTCCGTCAAACTTCTTTGAAAAGGTTTGACCTATATCCTCACCACAATTGTTATATATATCGCGCTCAACCCTACACAAGAAATTATACAGCCTTTGGAATTGTTCTTCCTCTGCCATTTTCTCATCGTTATCCTCTGTTAAACCAGAAATGATTGAAAATATGTTTGTGCTATCAAAGTTCTGGTCTCTTGACTTGTGCCAAGCAAGTGCCTTATTTGAGTTATGGTTATTCTTGTAAGCAATGAATAGGTAATTGTCAATCTGTGAGTAATTCAATCGTTTACCGCCTTTTATGGCTGATATGCAATCAAGATACATTTCGTGAAATAAGTCCTCGTCCCAATTGTATGTGCTTGTCCAACAAAACCTCTTTAAGAGTGTCTTTAACCGATTATAGTTTTCAGAAAACCACTTGTTGAAAGTTTCTATTTCATTTTTTATTTCTTGTTCTTCCATATTTCCAGTAATACCCAAACCTCGCTTCTTTATTTTTTATTGCCTTGTAGATGCTGTGCTTATTTATTCCCAATTTTTCCTCAAGTTCCTTGAAAGATTTCCATTTTTTAACGATTTTACGATTCAAATCCAGTTGTATAACCTCTGATGCGTTTAAATTGGTTTTCGTTTCTCCCTTATTCTTTTCTCTTGTCTTGTACTTAAAACGCAAAAACCATCTAATATCCTCAAGCATCTTTCTCTCTGTTGGAATATCTGTGAGTTTATAGCCATTGAGATATTTGTGAAACAATTCCTTGTGCTTGTCATCAAAATATTCATCGACACTCTGTACTATCTCGTCATACAACCTTTCTTTCTCCCAAAAATCCTCTGGTTCCTCCCACAGCAACGTTGTCTCATATGGCGTCATATCAGTTGGAATAAATCTACGTTCCTTTGTGTCTCCCTCAATCGCTTCGTTCTTATAGGCTATGAATAGCAATTGGTCTATCTTATTATAATTTATTAATGTGCCATTCTCTATTGCACGATATATGCTCAATATAGCGGTGTGATACCAATCGATGTTCCAGTTAAATGTCTGAAACCAACACGAATCCTTGATATGTTTCAGCATTCTTGTGTAATTTGTCTCCAAATAGTCGCTAAACCTCTTAATTTCGTCACTATTCTGCATCTTAATTCCTTTTTTAAATAAATATATCAATAACTCCAAAAGTGTAAA